TGGATAGAAGGTCGGGAAGAAAGATGGAAAAAAGGTTGGAGACCAAACAAATGAAACTTACAAAACAAACATTAAAACAAATTATCAAAGAAGAACTGGACGCAATGTTGAGTGAAGAACAAGTTGATGTGAAAGTTAGAAACTTTCCTAGTAACTCTGGTGAACCACGTTACTTTGTTAAAGTAGGTGATAAATTTTATCAAACACAAGAGAGTGTCGCGAAAGACATCGAACAAAATGGCTATGACCCAAAGAAGCATGATTATGATATGTCAGAAGTGTCTGATGAGATGCTAATGAAAATAGCACCAAAAATGAAATAACCATAAATAGGAAACAAGAAGATGAGTAAAGAAACATTAGAAATTATACAGGGACTTTCCCAAGCAGCAGCCAACGGTTCATACGATGGCGGTCAACACATGGAAAACTACTCACACGACGGACAAGTTCGCAAGACTGGTCTTATGCGAGAAGAAGGAATTCCTCTTCTCGACAAGCGCTGCATTGACGGCTTCAAAGTCAAGTTCTACGGAGACTCAATGATCATTAATTATCAATCTGATGTTATGATGAGAGATTTCAAAGACGATGGTTTTGAAAACGAAATTGTTCAAACCATCAATGAAGTAAAAAAGTTCTTACAAAAAGAATATAAAACCATTACCGGCAAATCCGTTTCCTTAACTGCAAAAGGTGAGCCTCAAATGATTGTACAAACTACATCTAGAGTTCGCACATTTGTACAAGCATATCAGCATTATAAAATTGGTGGGTTGAGCATGGACGGCATAGGGCAACCATCAGAACCAACCGTTCGAGACATTACAAAGAAATTTTTAGAGACCGCAAAAGCAAAGCGTCCTCAAAATGAAAAAATTAACCCAAAGGATAATCAAAAATGAAACTTACAAAAGAAACATTAAAAAAACTCATCAAAGAAGAATTGGAAGCTGTTATGAATGAGGGGGAATACCGTCACAGCGGTAGAGACGCCGCAGCGGAGCGTGGAGTTCACGGTCTAGGAAAGCATTCAGCTGATGACATGGAAAAGAAGAGAAGAGCAGGTGCAGCAGCAGACGGTGCGCAATCAAGAGACAATGCTGCGATCAATGCTCGTGCAGATCAATTAGTCAAAGAAATGATGTCTGATGCTCAAAAAGAAATTATGGAAAATGTTCTGAGTAGTTATTATGGACGATTGTTGCAAAAACATGCATCAAAGTACGTTAGTGACATTAGAGATGCTTTGGTTAAAAATAAGATCTGGAGATTGCGAGAACTAGAAAACATTTCCGGATCAAGATCGAGTGGCGATGCTACTGGTGAAGAAGTGGACGGATACATTTCAGCCTCAGCGTCTGAGGCGATCAAGGGATATGAAAGAGTTAAAAAAAGAGCTCAAAAGAAAGCCCAAGCTGAAGTTTCTGGAGGTTCTGACGGGTCAAATAAGAAAAGATCCTTCATGCAAAAAGCAGGAAGCTTCGTGACTGGAAAAGGATTTCGCGAGGAATAAGTGAAACTCACCAAAAATGAAATCGTTAAAGAACTTGTAAAGTGCGGAAAAGATCCTCAATATTTTATTGATAATTATTGTAAGATCTCGCACCCTATGCATGGTCAAATTCCTTTTAAGACTTATGACTATCAGAAAGACATGCTCAAGAGCTTTAACGATTATCGTTTTAACGTAATTTTAAAAGCAAGGCAGCTCGGGATCTCAACCATTTCGGCTGCTTATGTTGCTTGGTTCATGTTGTTCCACCGAGAAAAGAACGTTCTCGTAATCGCAACAAAGTTATCTACAGCAGTGAACCTCGTAAAGAAGGTTAAAATGATCTTCAAGAACCTTCCTCCATGGATGATGATTGCGAAAATTGCTACAGACAACAAGCAATCATTCGAGTTAACAAACGGTTCTCAAGTTAAAGCTGGAACCACATCAGGTGACGCTGGTCGTTCAGAGGCTTTGTCACTTCTCATTATTGACGAGGCAGCGTTCGTTGACGGCCTTGATGAGCTTTGGACGGGTCTTTACCCTACTTTGTCTACAGGGGGACGCTGCATAGCTCTGAGCACCCCTAACGGCGTTGGAAACTGGTTTCACAAAACCTACTCCGAGGCTGAGACGGAAATGAATGATTTTTTCCCAACCAAATTAAATTGGGACGTACATCCAGATAGAGACGACGCTTGGTTCGAAAAAGAAACAAGAAACATGTCTAAACGCCAAATAGCTCAAGAGCTTGAGTGTTCATTTAATGCTTCTGGTGAAACAGTGATTAACCCAGAGGATCTTCAAAGGATTCATGAATTAATAGTCGACCCAGAATATAAAACAGGATATGACCGCAATTTTTGGATCTGGGAAAGATATGAGGATACATGTCCATACCTTCTTGTAGCAGATGTTGCGCGAGGTGATGGCGCAGATTTTAGTTGCTTCCATATACTAAGAGTGGACACTATGACAGTCGTAGCTGAATACCAAGGTAAGCCTGATCTTGACATGTACGCTGATATATTATTCTCAGCAGGTAGAGAATATGGCAACTGTTTGTTGGTGGTTGAAAATAATGGAATTGGTATAGCTGTTTTGGAAAAGTTAAAAGAACTGCAGTATCCAAAAATTTACTATTCTATCAAATCTACTCATGAATATGTAGAGTCTTATTTGGCCGAGAATGACGACAGAGCAGTGCTTGGCTTCACAACCTCGACTAAGACAAGGCCGCTAATTGTAGCCAAATTGGAGGAGTACGTTAGAAACAAACTAATTAATATACACTCCAATCGTGTTTTTCACGAACTAAAAACTTTTATTTGGCACAACGGCAAGCCTCAAGCAATGCGCTCTTACAATGATGATTTGGTTATGTCCCTCGCAATAGCATGTTGGGTACGCGACACAGCCCTCTCAGAAAATGAAAGAGACATGGCATACAAAAAGGCGATGTTAAATGGTTTGATGAAGTCTACAACGACTATGAATACTCAAATCAAAGGCCAAAAGATTTATAAAGAGACGTTCGCCGAAAAACACGAAGAGGAGATAAAAAAAGCAAAAGAATTTTTGTGGATATACAAAGGATAGAAAATGGCCCGTAACGAAAGAAACCCGAATAATAATAAGAATGATTTGTTCAAATCTTTAACAAGAATATTCTCAGGTCCGATGACCCAACGAAGAACACAATCTGGGAGACAACTTAGACGGCGGCATTTAGACATCTACGCAAAGCGTTTCAAGTCAGCCTCAGGACAACAGTTCAAAAAGACTGAATATAACCCGATGAACATCATGACGCTCAACATGATTTCAAACAGAAATCGATCAGAGCGATATGTTGATTTTGATCAAATGGAGTTCACGCCTGAGATTGCATCTTCTTTAGATATTTATGCAGACGAGATGACCACTCACTCAGCCTTGAATCCAATGTTACATATCAAGTGTCCAAATGATGAAATTAAATACATACTACATTCTCTATACTACAATGTAATGAATATCGAACACAACCTCTTTGGTTGGGCAAGAACCATGTGTAAGTACGGAGACATGTTTTTGTATCTTGACCTTGACGAAGAAAAAGGTTTGCAAAATTGTATCGGACTACCTCCTCAAGAAGTCGAGAGACTTGAGGGCGAAGATCCAACAAATCCAAATTACGTACAATTCCAATGGAACTCAGCGGGCCTAACTCTAGAGAATTGGCAAATGGCTCACTTTCGTGTTCTTGGAAACGACAAGCATGCCCCGTACGGAACATCTGCATTAGAGCCCTCCAGACGCATCTGGAGACAGCTTACGCTTCTCGAAGACGCAATGATGGCCTATCGTATTACACGATCGCCAGAGCGCCGTGTGTTCAAGATTGACGTTGGCGGAATTGCTCCTCAAGATGTTGAACAATACATGCAGAAAGTTATGACACAAATGAAACGACATCAAGTTGTTGATCCGACCACCGGTCGCGTAGATTTACGCTACAACCCTCTTTCGATTGAGGAAGACTACTTTGTCCCGATCAGAGGTGGACAGTCCTCTACGAACATTGAGAACCTTCCTGGTGGACAATTCACGGCACAGATCGAAGACGTTAAGTATCTTCGAGACAAATTATTCTCAGCATTAAAAGTTCCACAATCTTACCTATCAATGGGTGAAGGCGCAACTGAAGATAAGACAACCTTAGCTCAGAAAGACATCCGCTTCGCAAGAACCATTCAAAGACTGCAAAGAGTTTTGATTTCTGAATTAGAAAAGATTGGCATCGTACACTTATACACTCTTGGCTATCGAGGAGACGACTTGTTAAACTTTAAATTAAGCCTTAACAATCCATCGAAGATTGCTGAGATGCAAGAGCTTGAGCATTGGAAAACCAAGTTTGATATTGCTGGAGCTGCAACTGAAGGATATTTCTCTCGGCGCTGGGTTTCCGAAAATCTTCTGGGACTATCTCAAGACGAATATTTAAGAATGCAAAGAGAGATGTTTACTGATAAAAAGTTCATGGCGGAACTCGAAGCAGCCGCTCAACCACCAGAAGAAGGCGGTGGCGACTTAGGCGGAGGAGACTTAGGCGGAGATGACCTGGGTGGAGACTTGGGAGGCGATGACCTAGGAGGTGACCTGGGCGGAGACGATCTTGGTGATGACTTGGGTGGAGCTGATGAGCCTGCTGCAAGTGGTGGAGATGAACCTGACTTGCTAGCTGAACCTCCTGCTAAACGCGATGACGATGCGAAGCCAAAAAAGAGAGGTCCATACAAGAAGCACAAAATTTCCTATCGCAAAGGTGGATTTTCGAAACAAATGAAAAACCAAGCCTTTAGCGGAGAGGTCCGAGGATCTACAGCAAGAACAACATTTCCGGGAAAAGTAGGTTTTGGAGGAGTGGATTCTTTGTCTAGAGCGATTTATGAACAGAACGAAAATGAAGAAGACAAGCTATTTAATACCAGCGCAGGACTAAAAACCCTGCTAGAATCACTAAACAAAAAGGAAAATCCAAATGAAACTTAATAAAGAAACACTTAAACAAATCATTAAAGAAGAGCTTGACGCTGTCATGAATGAGACGATGACCGTACCTCCAATTGGAGGAAACATAACACCAGAACAGCAGCAGAAAATTGATGAACTAATCCGATCTAATAATCCAGAGGATGTGAATTTTGCTAAATCATTGGTGGATGCGCTAGGTGGAGATCCAGAATATGTTGAAAGAATTTTGGCTATAGATTACGAAGGGATTACATCTTTGGCTCATCAACAGAGAGATGTTATTGATACCTTCCCCGATCCTAAGGATGCAACACCTCAAGATCATAGAGATGCCTACAGTGCGACATCAAACTATGATGGAGATGCTCGACAGAGAATAGCAGACAAATACTCTGACACACCAGAACAGGCAAGACGTGCAGGACGCATGTATAACAATGCTATGAACTCGAGGATCCGTAGATGAAACTTAACAAACAAACACTAAAACGAATTATAAAAGAAGAGCTCGACGCAGTTATGAATGAAACAAGAATTAAACCAGACTTAACTGGTATTCCCGATGAGTATGTTGAAAAAATAAATTCGCTCATTGACGATGGCGAGGTTGCACAAGCATCATCACTGATCGATGCCCTAGGGTTTGATCCAAACTATGTTGACCAATATAGAGAGTATCAACAAGTTGGAGACATAGAGAAACTAGGAAACAAAATGAGAGATTTATACGCAAGCCATGGTGGATCAGACTCATATGAGTATTTGGGTCATCCGTTCCACGATGAAGTGGATAAAATCCAAGGTCAGATTGATGATTTGGCCCAAGAGAAAGCAGATGCTTATGGTAACCCAATAATTCCGGGTGACCAAAAATCTTTCGATGACGCCGTTCGAACGCGTCAAATTCAAAGAAATCGAAGAGGTGGTTTAAAAGTCGGACCAAAAAAATAACAAGGAAACAAACATGAAACTAAGCAAAGAAACATTAAAAAGAATTATCAAAGAAGAGTTTGATAGACTAAGTGAAGGTATGTTTTCTCCGACTGAAATATACATGGACTTTCAGAGACAAGGTGGTCGGGATTATTGGTTATCTAAAGCACATGGGATGGATATGAAGTATTCAGATTTTATGCATGCTGACCAAGCACTTAAAGCCTACATTGATGAGATCAACCCATCCTTAAATGATATGCCCCAAAATGTTTGGAGTCAAATAACGCAACTAATTAATGACACAGTATAAAAAAAAAGGAAGCAAACATGAAACATAATAAGAAAAGAAATACCGCTTTTCTTTACGAATGTCTAATTCGTGAATTAACAAAAGCAATTGTTCAAGAGAACAAAACGAAGCAAACAAAAGTCAAGGGTCTTTTAAGAGAATTTTTCTCAAAAGGAAAGCCTCTTAAGCAAGAGTTAGATCTGTACTCTTCTATTTTGGAATCTAAAGAAATGGATAGAGATTACTCTAAAAGATTTCTAACTGAGACTAAAAAAGATTTTAATAATTTAGATAGAAAGTCAATATTCAATGAGCAGACATCTCTAATTTCAAAGATTAACAAGGTCCTTAACAACCGAGTATTCTCAAACTTTGTTCCAAATTACAAAGATCTCGCCACAGTTGGCTTGTTCCTACAGGACAACTCACTAAAGGCTAAAAAGAGAATTATGTTGGAAGATAAAATGTTGGGCATGGTGAGCGGAAAAGAAGAAGTCATTTTCGAAATGCAACATGTAGACAAGCTAGAATTTCACATGTTTGTTAAGAGATTTAACGATACGTACAAACATTCATTGCTCAAAGAACAGAAGGAGTTGCTCAGCAATTTCATCACATCATTTGCAGACAACGGTTTAGGACTTAAATATTATCTGAATGAAGAGATTGGAAGATTAAAAAGCGCATTTGATTCTAAGATAGATGAAAACAACGCCTCAAAATTAAATGAAAATTTTAAAAGAGTTAGACAGAAATTAGATAATTATGCAAAAGCACCATTAACTGAAGCGTCTGTAACGGAAATCTTTTATATTCAAGACTTATTGTCGGAGGTTCAAAGAGATGTCGATTAATGTTAAAATCTCTAGCGAGAAAGATCAGGAAATACAACTACCTAAAGAAAAGACTGTGAAGATAGAGATTGTAAATAAGGACAAAGTAAATTTTAAGTTAATGTCCCGCTCGGCTATAAATGGAGATATTATGATTTTAGACCATAAAGATATCGACATTGTAATAAGTCAAGACAAGGGAAAAATAATAACGTTTGCGAAAGAAACTTTGTCAGATTTTACTTATGGCGCCGAAGCTAGACTTCTTGAGTTCATGAGAAGAAAGGGAATTCTAGAATATAATTCCATCAAAGGTGGAAACATTTATGGATCTCTAGAGGGACAGTTGATGACGTCTGCTGAGACTGATGTCAACAAAGTTGCTTTATTGGTTATATCTGAGTGGATGACAACTGAGGAGTCCTACATAAAAGGTACAACAGCGTACGATGATGTGCAAGATGACCATCTAGTTTCACCAGATGGAGAGTACTCTACTGAATTTGGCGAAGTGCCACACGAAGAAGAGAAAGGCTCGATAAGGCAACAAAACCTGTTCGCCCCGTATATGTATGGTAGGTACACTTATGAGTAGTCAAAAACTTATCATGGAAAGCTGGAGACGGTTTCTAAAAGAAGAAGACGAAAGAGGCGAGCGCTTAGATCCAAAAGATGTTTGCCTAGCTTCTTATATCACACCTGGTTCCGATGCTACGTTTATATTGTATCGTCGCGGCAAAGGAGAGACAGTTGAAGACCAATTTGATAATCTATCGATCATTGGATCAATATGGATAGAAAGCCTTAAAGAGGAGGGCCCTTGTCTCTCCGGTGATGGTCGAGGACCAGCCTGGCACGTAAAAGCAGTTCACACCGCTCCTTCACACAGGAGAGTTGGATATTCAAACGAGTTATATGGTTTTGCATTTTTGATTGCAAAACAAAACAATGCCGCATTAACCTCAGACAAGCATGCTGGGACAAAACCCAAGGCCATCATGAAGTGGAAAGGCTTCGAAAAAAACACTTCAACATACGAAAAGGCATCAACAAGCAAGCCCTATAGTTCTACTGAATTTGACTATGATGGATCAACTCCTGATCCGAAAGATGATTGTGCTACCATAATTGTTGGAGATGATCCAGACAATGGCACTGACTCTGCTTTTGTGCACAAAAACCCAGAGATTTACGAAGACATAATGGTCTCATACGAGGCGAACCACCAACAGTTTCTAAGTGAACTGTTGCCAACAGAGTGGGTGACGGAGCGTGAGTTTACAATAGAGTTAGCGGAAAAAGAAGACGACAGCTTCAACAACGCGTTTCCGGAGGAAAAATGATAAACCAAAAGCTTATCATGGAAGGATGGAGAGAGTTCCTAGGACTAGTCGACAAGAAAAAAACTAGCGACTTTAATCTAGCACAGACGTGCATGATCGTACTAGGTCAAAAAGGGTCCAGAAAGAAAATAATTCTATACAATCCTAGAGAGTTTACAGAGCTGTCACGCGATGACATGAGAGAGAATGGACAATACAAAGAAGCAGAAATTATTGGGGGCATAGACCTTGTGCTTTCCACTAAAATCTCGCCCGAACCATGCATAGCAAACACGTACCAAATCACGGCAATCTATGTCACAGATGCCTACAGAGGGAAGGGACTTCAAAAACAACTAATGGACATCGCTTTCTATATGGTCTCTGAGGAGGGCGCCGGATTAACTTCAGACCATCATTATGGTACGAGACCCAAGGCTGGTGGAGCATGGAAGAAAATTGAAAAAAGCCCAGACTATGAAAAGAAGACGACAAATAAAGGAAACGATACTTTTGACTACGAAGATGCCACACCAGACCCAAACGATGATTGCAATAACCCATCAAGAGATCCCGCCGCGACTGATCATAGCTTCGAAAAGAAATCAAACTCTATAGGCAAAAAACTGTTCGATGATTACAAAGCAAATCACAAAGTAATAACTGACTTCTTGAAGAGTAAGTTTATGAAAATTGATAACTTTGAATATACCATGGCAGATATTTCTGATAATAAATTCAGAGATGCATATGCCGATAGCTAATGGGAGGGCAACATGAAACAAAAACTTATAATGGAAGGATGGCGAAAATTTCTTCTGAATGAAAACATTGTATCTGAGGGTATATGCCTCTATCATCATGGCGCAGGCAGGCCCAATCAAAGAATCATCCTATACAAACCTGTTGAGGATACGCAAATTAAAAGCAGATTATTCTTGGACACTATTATAGTTGGTGCGATTTTATTTCAAAATACTGATAGCGTAGTGAACGAGCCGTGTATTCCGGAGACATTCCAAGTCAGCACAATCTTCACACACAAGGACTATGAAGGTCAAGGGTTTCAAAAGCTAATGATGGATTGCGCTTTCTATGTTTTAGGAAAAGAAGGGAAAGGCTTAACATCAGACCAAGATACAGGCACAAAAGACAAAGCCGCTCGTGCATGGGACAAGATTGAAAATTCCTCAGAATACAAAAAAAGAGAGACAGATGACGGTAACAACATGTTTGACTATACGGATCAAACAGATGATCCCAATGATGATTGTAGCATGCCTAGCCAACATCCAGCTACCACTCACAGCTTTGAGAAGCGGAACGCATCCAGCATCCAACCGCAATATGATAGTATGAAAAACAATCACATAAATTTTCTTAAGAAAATAGGTAGAGACAAGGGAGCATTCAACAACATGTTGAAAAATAGATCTCGAGCAGATTTTATAGAAAGATATTCGGGGCTTTAATGGAAACATTACATTTTATTTTAGCAGCATACGGCATGACATTTATGATAGTCTACGGTAAAATCTTCGAAGACATCCGACCCAAGAAAGACTACACAAAGAAGTGGAACACGCTGTGGAATTGTCCATTGTGCATGGGATTTCACGTAGGTTGGGTTTTAATGCTCCTTTCTCCATATACGGAACTATTTAGTTTCGAGCGTTCTTTCGGGAATGCTTTTGTTCTCGGTTGTATATCAGCTGGGACATCTTATTTAATTTCGGTCTTAGTCGATGATTTTGGACTAAGGCTATCGTCGAGATCAGGAGGTGATTATGTCGATGATTAAGCGCTGGGTTTTACAACCCGTCCGTCGCTGCTGCAGCGGATCCTAGCTCGAGCGGGTAACGCCCGCTAAGGGTGGAGCTTAGCTCTGCCCACCTTTTTTTTATTTTGGAGAAGAAAATGAGTAAACAATTATTAAGAGAGTTTCATGCATTATGCCCCGACGGTCGATGCTTGGATCTTTTGACAGAAAGAGAAAAAAAAGAGGTTGTCGAAGAAGGCGTGGTCTATTTGACCGGTCGAATTCAAACAGCAGATAAAAAGAATGGTAACGGTCGCAAGTATCCACACAAAGTTCTCAAGAGAGAAATGGATAATTACATGGCAATTGTTAAAGACAACAGAGCGTGTGGTGAATTAGATCACCCTGATGATTCTGTAATCAATCTAAAGAACGTTTCTCACATGATCACCGATTGTTGGTGGGAAGGTAAAGATGTCATGGGAAAGATTAAAGTCTTAGATACTCCAAGCGGAAGGATTTTGAAAGACCTTATCAACGCTGGTGTCAAACTAGGTATTTCATCACGAGGGTTAGGATCAGTTCGCGAATCAATGGGTACAACAGTTGTAGAAGAAGACTTTCAACTTATTTGTTTTGACATTGTTTCTGAACCATCTACACCAGATGCATATGTGTATCCTGGTGAAGGCTCAGGCAATAAAACAGCCAAAGCATTCAACATGCGCCTTAGAGAGCATAGAGAAAATAATATTGATAACCTATTTAAGAAGATTCTTGGAGACTAAATGAACAAAGAACAATTGAAGAAAACTTTAAAACCTCTAATAAAAGAGTGTGTTAAAGAAGTCATTTTTGAAGATGGAGTTCTCTCCGGTATCATTTCAGAAGTCTTGAAGGGCACTGGATCTCAACGCATTGTTGAGACACCAACACAACCTTCATACAGAAAACCACAAATAGACCATGAAGCGAAACATAGACAAATGAAGAAGCAACGTGAAAGAATGTTGGAATCTATAGGCGCAGACGCATACAATGGCGTTGACTTATTCGAAGGTACACAACCTTTGAACGAGAGACAGGCTGGTAAATCCAGCCCTGCAGCAGGCAGCAAAGCCTTAGAAGGAATTGCACCGAACGATCCCGGCGTTGATATCTCAGCTTTCGGAATGTCTTCAGCTATTTGGTCAAAATTAGCAAAGGGAAAATAATGGCTACCAATTATAAAATGAAGCCTCGCAAAGGCGAGACTATGGAAAGATTTATCAAACGTTTCACTAAGAAATGTAAAAAGCTTGGAATTATCCAAGAAACTAGAGACAAAAGACACTTCCAGTCTGTGTCTGAAAAGAAAAGGCTTGCTCGCAAAAAATGGAGAGCAAACTTAAAGAAGAAGAAAAAATAACTATTTAGTTCAAAAGCGGAGTACACATCATGGGAAATTATAGAGTCGGTCTAAATCACGTTGGATCTTATCAGGTATCTGGGGTTCCATATGTAACTTCGTCTGCATTTAGTTTTTCTTCAGTCGAAGAATCTGTGAGGTTTCAGTTTCCAAACGTAACAAAGAGAATTACATTTAGAAACGAAGCTGGTAAAGATTTGAGAATTCACTTCGCACCTTACACTGCGTCATTTGATTATGACAATGGAGCTTCCGGAAGCGCTAATTATTTTCTAATATTAGATGGAGCAGAAGAAGTTTTTGATGTTAAATGTAAAGAAGTGTTTATTTCTACCACAAACATCAGCACCAACGGTAATCTCTCCATTTGCGCTGAGCTTACAAGTATTCCTAAAGAAAGAATGTTTAGCCTAGATGGTGTTGAGGGAGTAAGCTAATGGCGGGATCATCCGATACATACAAAGTTGGTTTGCAAAATGTGGGATCTTATCAAGTTTCCGGTAGGCCATGGCTAAAATCTAATTCTATTGCCGATGGAGAGGTACAAATACATTCTTTCCCAAATGTGACAAAAGAAATCCATGTTTGCAATGACCACAATGCACAAAGTCACACATTAAATGTTGCCTTTCCCGAGCCACGTAGAGCAGTGAATATGCCGGGTGCACCTGGAGACGCTGATAATGAATTTTTCTCAACTACTTTTTCTAGCAGCGATACAGTTACAGCTGCAATATGGTTTAAGTTTGAAGACGCCTTACCAGCAAGTGAAAGAATTTTGGAACTTAGAAATGTCGCTGGTGATGGCGACACTTCTTTAAGGGTTCAAACTAAAAGCTCCACTAGGATGAGGCTAATAATTAATAACAGTCCACGAGTGGATTACACTGATCCTGCATCTGCGCTTCGTCCAGACAGTGACGCGTTATTAACAGCAGATACTTGGTTTCATTTGGCTGTAACTATTGATAAAGCCTCTCCGGAAATAAAAGTTTACCTAAATGGATCTCTGGTTATGACCGAGACCACATCCACCTCAGCCCCATCTGAGAACTTAGGTAGATTATACTTGGGAGGAACGACTGCCAACTCAAACGGTTTTTATAGCGATTGCACTCTATTCGACACCGTACTAGATGCTCCAGAGGTATTAGCTCTGTACAATGGTGTTGGTAGCATAGACCCTAGAGATCATTCCGAAGCATCAAACCTTGTTTCTTGGTGGGCGTTCGAAGACAATTTTTATAAAAACTACTTTTCGACAGACGATACCGGAACCTTAATTCTAGATAGGGTAGGAAGTAACAATTTATCTATCGACACTAACGCCGCTACATTTGGAAACGGAAGATTTATAGACACAGCATTTGCAAACGGTCAATTCTTCAAGTTGATAGGCCAGCAACAAGTTGACATTTCAGCAAAGTGTATTTTCATGGCAGTTCAATGCAATGGTACATCTTTAGAATATAGCATCTTTTCTTCTTTGACTGGCATACCTGCTGAAAGAATGAAAGGTATAGGGACCTATGAGTAATGCCAATCGAATCTGGTTGGGCATATGTTGTCGGGACGGAAGCTTCTGGTCCTAAAGGTGCAATCCAAATTGCAGGACAGGACACTAATTTAGATCACGATAACAAACTAGTCTGGTCAGAAGCTGATGAAGCTCTGGTTGTATCTGGTAATATCATTGCGAAAAACTTCGAGATCCAAAGCCAGACTACAACTATTGTACACTTAGATGTCACAGGTTCATCGACCTTTGGAGACAGTGAAGACGACAAGCACCGCTTCACAGGATCAATAGAGATTACGAAAGATTTGGATGCAGCGGGCGATATCACTGCCTTAAATTATTATGGTAATGCTGCACATATGGACAATGTCGGCGTGAACGCCTACAGTGGTCGCTTAGAAAACCATCTGGTTCTTGGCGCTGGTAATGGACTTAAAACAATCAAGACCGAAGCAAACTTAAGTTATGACAATGATACTTTGTATGTTACAGGTACAATTGAGACCGATGAAGTCAGCTCTTCCCTAGCTTACTTTGACTCTGTTGATGCACTGGACATAGATACAAATCAACTAACATCTTCCAATGCTATCATAACAACCTTGCAAGGAAACGACATTACAGTTGGAGACATAATCATAACAGGTAACTTGATAGACTCTCAAGGAAATGTCATTTTAGGATCTAATTCTGCACAAACAGAGACAAACATATCTTCAACCAATAGCACATCAATACAAAGCAATAGTTTTGGATCTTTAAATAACTCAAACGCTGCAAGCTTAAATTATGCAATAATCAATACTGGGCTGTCAGTTAACAACAACTCCCTGTTCGCAAGTGAAACTCAAGTTGGAGTTGGAACTAATCAACCAGAAAAAAAGCTTCACGTTGTAGATGGGTTAGATTCTCAACTTAGACTATCTTCAGCCGCTACTACGACGAACGGTGCTTTTTTACCTAGCTTTCTAGAGAAGCACACGGACTTAGGAACAGATGCGAATGGAAACTTTCACATCATGCCAACAAACAATAGAGTTGGTATAAATACTGAAGCTCCAAATTATTCTTTAGATGTACAAGGCGACGTTGGTATATCTGGTGACCTATATGTTACCGGAACTCTACACGCAAGAACAACAGACTTTATTGTATCCGCAGATACAGTTGTGCTTGGAGACGAAGCTTCTGACACCGTTACAATCAACGCAGCCAATATGTTGGCACCCAACGGCCTCACTGTTGCCAATAGCATATTTATTGATGACGGACTTGTCGGGATAGGAGATCAGTCATCTGGAAATAAATTTGAAGTAATCGCTCCATCAAATCAATTTAAAGTTGGGAACTCTGCAAAAAGCTTGTCTGTGAGTGTCGACAATAGCTCCACAACTCTTTCTACAAACAATGCGTCTCTCAACATAGCCACGGCGACAGACGTGCTTGGAGAGCTCCGTGTAGGTTCTAACAACGATATTGTTTTGAGCAATGCTGGTGAAATGTCTTCATCGGTATCTGTGTCATCACACTCGGGTTATTTTACAAACATTACGTCTAGCAATATTACAAATGGAAATACAACCATTACAACAAACTCTGTTGACACTGCTACACTAAACGCTACAAACGTTACAGCAACAGCTGTAAATTCTACAACTTTGCAAGGCTCTATTGTTACGCCGGCACAGGAAAACATTACAAGTTTGGGAACACTAACTTCACTTCATGTTGCAAATGCAGCAAACATAGGTGGATCAGTAGCAATAGGTACAACTTCACCTTCTAGAAAGGTTGAGATCAAAGATACAGACGCACAATTAAGACTTACTAACACAGAAGAAGTTTTTGGAGTATCAAGTCATACATATGCAGACATCCACGTTTCTGACAATGGCGACCTATCTCTACTTCCTTCTTCAAACAAGGTAATAATACCACAACTAAATCTTACAAATGTTCAACAGGGCCAATCCTCCACAGCTCTTTCTCTAGATGAGAATGGAAACGTAATTACTACGACAATATCTCAACCAGGTATTGAAGTTAGAAACAGAATAACAACAACTACCAGCTACAACATGCAAACTAGCGATTACTTTATTGGCCTGAAGGCTGCTGAAAGTTTGGTAGTTACAATGCCTGATGCATCAGCTTTGCAAAATGGTCAAATATTTATAGTCACTGACGAAGATGGTCAGGCTCAAAATTATTCCCTCGTAATCAGAGCAAGAGTGGGTCAGACCATTGACGGTCAGAATCAGGTCACCCTATCATCACCTAGGTCCTCAATAAGTTTTTATACAGATGGACAATCAAACTTCTTCATGTTCTAATACTCTACATTGTCGAGATACTCGATGTTGTAGAATAATAAAATTTATTTTTGATGTTTAAAAAGCTTAATCAAAAACTAGTCATATTTTATTTTCTTTTTAATTTTTAGCAGTGTAGTTATGGTAGCTCGCTGTCCACTATGAATGAGATAGTGAGCACATTATATTCTTAATGGAGGAATAAATAATGGCTAAAAATTTTAATTCTGGAGTTATCGTATATGATGCACAAGTTGCTCAATTCGATATGACTCTAATGTCTTCTGAGAACATCGACTTTCCAGCGAATGTTATCAAGGACCTAAACTATCTGGCTGCTGACGTAGTCTATGAATTCGATTTGTCTTTTGGTATCGCTTCAATCCGTCAAGGTGAGTTGCAAAAGTTAGCTCGCATGGGCCACATCCAAGCTGCTAAAGACTTTACCGATGGTGTTGCATTGGCTGCTGAACAAGCTCGTATTGGCTTGAAAGGTCAAATGGAAGCATATGCTGATACAGCTGAAGCTGACGCAAAAGATTACACTGATGCTCGCGAAGTTGTTCTTCAAGGCAACATTGACAGTGAAGAAACTAGAGCATTGGCTGCAGAAGCTGCTAACGCTTTGGCTCACAGCACATTCAAAACTGCTCAAGAAACTTTCAATGGCGACATTGGAATGGAAGTAACTACTAACAAAACCGAACGCATTGCTGCTGATGCTGTATTGCAAGCTGGTTTAGACACAGAGATTTCTGATCGTATTGCTGCTGTTAACGGTGTTACTGTTTCTTTAGCAACTGAAGCTGCTACCGCTAGAGCTGCTGAACAAGCAAATGCTGCTGCGATTACTGCTGAGAAAGTACGTGCAGAAGCTGCTGAACTTGGTCTTCAAGGAAGTATCAACGAAGTTACTGTTTCTTTGGCAACTGAAGCTTCAACTGCTAGAGCTGCTGAGCAAGCAAATGCTGCTGCTATTGCTGCTGAAAAAACACGCGCTGAAGCTGCTGAACTTGTTCTTGAACAATCTATTGCTGCTGAGGCAACATTGGCTCGCCAAGAAGAAGGTGTTTTGGCTACCGCTATCAACTCTGAAAAAGGTCGTATTGACGCTATCTTGGCTGCTTCTACTGCTGATGCAGATTCTTTCAAAGAAATCGTCGACTTGATCAACTCTGTTGATACTGAAAATGATGCTGCTTTCGCTTCTCATGTTTTGGACTTCAACGCTGCTAAGACTGCTTTGGAACTTGCTGATACAAACGAAGCTTCTGCTCGTGCTGCTGGAGATACCGCTATTCAAAATGACTTGGATGCATACAAAGTCTCTAATGATGCTGCTGTACTTGCTGAAAAGACACGTGCAGAAACTGCTGAAGGTAATCTTCAAGGTTCTTTGGACACTGAAGAAGCTGCTCGTATTGCTGGAGATGTTGCAATTCGTGGTACTTCACCAGAAGGTGCAGTATTTGGCGGAAGTATGTTTGGTCTCGATCAAGCAATGGCTACAAAAGAAGCTGCTTCTATTGCTGCTGATGCTGTTTTAACTGCTGATTTGGCCGCTCAAGTTGCTAAGCAAGCTGCTGATGAAACTGCTCGTGATGCTGCGATTGCTGCTGCAAAAGTAGTTGCTGACGCTGCCCTTGCTGCTGAAGTTTCTCGTGCCGAAGGTGCTGAAGCTGTAAATGCTGCTGCAATCAACACTGAAAAGCTTCGTGCTGAAGGTGTAGAGGGTCAATTGGCTGTTTTGATTGGCGATGAAGAGCTTGCTCGTGAAAATGCTGATTCTGCTATTCGCGGTTCTAAAGATGGTGTTGAGTTTGCTGGTTCTATGCAAGGTCTTTCTGACGCTGTTGATGGTGAAAAACTTCGTGCTGAAGCTGCTGAAGCTGTAAATGCTGCTGCAGTTGTTACTGAAAAGCAACGTGCTGAAGCTGCTGAGTTGGCTTTGTCTAATGGCTTGTCTGCTGAACAACAACGCGCAACTACTGCTGAAGGTTTGTTGGACGGTAAGGTCGATCAAGAGATCGCTGATCGTACTGCTGCAGATACAGCTGCTGCTTCTTTTAACTTGGCTGCTCGTAATGCTATCCAAGCTGATGTTGACGCTAACGAAGCTTCTGCTTCTGGCTCGTTCGCTGATGCTTTGGCTGCTCGTGGTGTTATCGCTGGAAACTTGGCTCAAGAACTTCTTGACCGTGCTGCTGGTGATGTTCAAGGTTTGGCTGACGCTAAAGCTTACACTGATGCTGAGATCGTTTCAATGCAAGCTTCTTTGGATGCTGAAATTCTTGCAACTAATGCTGACTTCTTGTCTGCTGAACAAGCTCGTATCGGGCTTCAAGGCAATATTGATGTTGAAAAAGGACGTATTGATGCAATCTTGGCTGGCGCTGATGCTGACAAAGATTCGTTTGCTGAAATCGTAGCTTTGGTTAATTCTGTTGACACAGAGAACGACACTGCATTTGCTGGTCATGTTTCTGCTTACAACACCAAGATGGGTCTTTTGGACGGTGTAGATGCTGCTGCAACTACTGACCGTGCTGCAATCCGTTCTGAGTTGGCTTCTGAAAAAGCTGCGTTACAAGCTGAGTTTGCTGCTGCTGATGTAGTTGTATCTGACGCTTTTGCTGCTGCTGATCTTGCTATGAAAGCAGAACTCCAAATCGCCATCGCTGACGAAATCGCTGCACGCGTTGCTGGTGACCAAGCAGAGGCTACCGCTCGTGCGGCTGCTATTTCTGCTGAAGAAACTGCTCGTATTGCTGGTGATAACGCATTGACTGCTTCTTTGAATGCTGAAGTTACTCGCGCTACTGGTGTTGAGACTCAATTGCAATCTAAGATTACAGACATGCATGATGGTGAAACCACTGTTAAATTCTTTTCTAATGCGATTGCTTCTGCTTCTATCATGATGGTTGCTGGTTTTGCACATCAAATCGTTGTTAACTCTGGTGCTTCTGCAATGGCGACATTGCCGGTAATGGGTCCAAACTTCAAAATGACTTTGAACCTTGCTGCTTCAAGTTCTGAATCAATGGAATTCCATGCACCTGCTGGATTTGTTATTGACGGTGAGGCCGATGGTAAGATTACTCTTCACCCAGGGTCTTCTGTAACTTTCTTGGAGAATGCTGGTGTTTATTACATGGTGTAATAGCTAGCTAGCTTGCAATACTCGACGTCGTTGAGCGTTGCTCTTTGGCCTTGAGGAGAAATCTTCAAGGCCATTTTTTTAAGACACTTAAAATTCATTGGAGGAAACAAAATGTCTATGAAATTAAATAAAACACTCGCTGCACTATCTCAGCCTACTCCCTCAACCGACGGGATGTTAGCGCAAGGAAATGCTACAGCACAATCTGTAATCATCGTTGGATTTGCTAACGTTGATGTTTACGGAAAACAGAACGGAGCATGGTCTTTGATTGATGAACTCAGATCGGATGGCTTTCTGGCCTCAGATGACGCACATGATGGTGGTTACGTTCCTGGGTACGATACACACGCCGTTGATTTAGCACAATATGAAGATGTATACTTTGTATCTATGTCTGGGAAACAAGAAGTAATGAGATACTTCTTTGTTGAAGATCACGTTGTATCGCCAACACTAGAGAGTTCAAAAGCAAACAAGCTTGAAGACATCTCTGATATGCCTTCATTTACCGTCGCTGATGCAGGGAAAGTATTAACTGTTGATGCATTAGGAAGTTTAACCTGGGTAACCAGATAAGGAGAATATCATGAAAAAAACTACACTTTTGAGAGAGACGGCTTACTTAGTCCCTCCGCAAATTGCGGATGGATTTGTACCGCCGGCTGGTTTTGATTTCAAAATATCAGTCAGTCTCCACGAAGTAGATATTAAAATCTACGGCTTCACAGGTCAGAGCTGGGAGCTATTGCATAATACAGATGGCCTAATACCATCATATATTTCTGACATTGGACATCAGAAATATTATTTCGAATCTAAAACAGGGTCCGAACAAACTGTTCGAGTTTCATTTTTATCTTCTGAAGACGAAGTTGGACTTGGAATTAGAACAGGTTCTACGCCTCAAACTAGAAAGTTTTACGACATCGAAGAGATCCCAGTATATAACGGCTCTCGAGATGGCGCAATGCTTACAATTATGTCCGATGGCTCATTGGCTTGGCTATTAGCTAACGAACCATTCATCATCCCATCAGAAGGTGGAGAACCTAGTGGAGTTGTCGGGTTGGAAGAAGATTCTGGCTTAACTCTACATGGAAACGCACAGCTTGTCGACGGAGTTTTATCTTTAGATGGAACAGCCGGAACATACGCTTCTCTTCCGCACTCTAGCGATTTCGATAGAGAGTCTGGGGACTTAACCATAAACATGTGGATTAAGGCGAATTCATTACCGGACAATTGGAACGCAGGGCTTGTGTCAAAGATGGGCACTGGTTGGGATGGATACATCACAGCTATCTCAACAATGCAAGCGGATGCTGGAGGCAACATGACCTCTGGTGGACTTCAGACAACTTCTTGGGTTGGCGGTTCTAATCCAACTGCAAACAATCGAGCAGAGCCTTCTGGAGGCATCTCTTTGGATGTTTGGCATCACGTTGCATATGTAATGCCGTCAACTGGAGATTACAAGATGTATTTCAACGGACAAGAGGTTCACTCTTATGCTCCAACGGCCAGAAACACTTCTACTACGGGCGACCTTAGAATTGGTGGATGGCAGAATGGATCTTATAGCGGGTTCTTTGATGGATTTATCGATGGTGTCTCTATCGAAAAGACAGCCTTGTCTGCTAGTGATATCTCTGACTTGCACTCTGCAGGAAGAGAAGAACAATCTACTACACCATCCACCCCAACAGCCGATGGGACTTTTATCGAAGATCTCAGCTCAGTTATTGCTAGAGACCCATCCAAGTTTTCAAGTGGGTTCTACAACGACAACAGTTATGCCGGCGGCAAAGGAATGGAAGTCTTTTTAAAGGATGACGGTATCTTGGAGTACGATGCAGTCACAAATGAAACAGTTAATGATGAGTTTACTATTTCATGGTGGATGAATTTGTCGACGTCACAAGCAGCAAATAACCTAGGCTTAGCAGGGATGAACATTGGATCCGTCAATGGTGAAGTCCGAAGGTTTGCATTCGATCTTGGGGGAGGTAGCGCACTCACCGATCCTCACTTTGTATCATATACTCGAGGTCCTCGGACAACTAACAATTTGAACATAGGTGTTTCAATGGTTGGTGTTTGGACTCACGTCGCTATTGTCATAAGAAACGATAGCTCAAACACTGTTGCAAGTTTGTATCTAAATGGGTCCAAGCTCGGCAATAGCATTAGCTATCCACTTGGAACCAAATTTTTCCCACCATCAACACACCAAACATTCAAATTTGGCGCTGGGTTTCAAACAACCTCAGTTAAAGGACAGTTCGACTCGATGCAAATCGCCGATGGTGTTGCTTTAACTGACGCACAGGTAGCAATGATTGCCAACCAATCTGATCGTCAAATGTTTATTGAGACTGCTGCAGCTTCTGTTGCATCATTCACTCCAGCGGGTACTGGGACCTTCTTAGAGGAGTTTGCATTGTTTGGAGGAGGAACAGTCACTGATGGAGTTCTTTCGACGATTGTTGCTAGCCCTTCTTACTATAAGAAGTCTGGAATGGTCGCACCGAGCACAACTGCAACAACGGCAGTGTTCTCAATGTGGTTTAACCCAGAGCAATCTCGAATGGGGCTTTACTCGGATCAACACTATCCAACGCAAGTTAACTTTGGATTAAGAATGTGGAACACTTCGGACCTTCGCATTTCAACTCCGATTGGGGGAGATACGGTCATTTTAGCTACACCACTAACTCTTAATGAGTGGCACCATGCTTTAGTTACTGTTGAGACGGATATTGCTTACACTTCTACCAGCTCTAAATCTATGACTGTAAAGTTATTTATTGACGGCCAAGAAGTATACACCAAAACCGGAAACTCTTTTGTGAGAATTAGAGCTTACGCTGGGATCTCCACTTCATCTAAGCACTACATAGGTGCTTCGAACTACAACGGTTCTGTAAGTTATAAAGGTGTTGGACAATTTGACTTTATGGAATGGGTTGATGACGTTACGTTATCCGACGCTCAAATCCTAGCTATGTATAATGGCGGGACGCGAGGTTGGTCTGTATCTGATGCTAACAATCACACTCCCTAATTTCAATTAATCTTTGAAACCTATCTTGTCTCGGCGCGAAAGCGCTGAGGCATTTTCTTTTTGAAGCCTCTTTTCGGACTTTAAAATATACTTACACTATTTATTCTAGAAAAACTAATTCGGGAGATGATTTAATGTCCAACATGCTAGAACAGGCAATTGCCGACGCTGCCGCGCTGAGAGAACAGGCAATTAAAAATGCAGAACAATCTGTTATTGAGAAGTATTCTCGACAAATCAAAGAGGCTGTTGATCAAATGCTTGAGGTGGAAGAAACTTCCAATCTAGACAGAGCCAACGAAACTATTCAAGAAGCAGAAGACGAACTACTACAAGAAGAAGAAGCATCAGCATCCCCAGCTCCAGCAGGAGAAGCTCAGCAAGTTGAGCCATCACCGGCTTGGGACTCTCGTTATGATGACATGATGACAAACTTCACTGCTCTAGTTGACGATCTACCAGAAGACAACAACGGAATGATCGAGTTAGACTTGGGAGAATTTGAATTAGGAAAAGATGAAGTCGCAGCAGCAGATGGCGCTCCAGAAGAAGCCACAAGCGACCTTGGAGACTTAGGTGGGGAAGCCCCTGCCGAAGAAGCTGGGGATGGCTTAGATGATCTCTTGGGAGATCTAGGTTCGGATACAGGAGAAGACTTAAACCTTCAAGAAGTCATAGATATCTTAGAAGGAACAGAAGATGAAAAAGAAGATTTAGAAGAAGCCTTAGAGTATGATTACGACGCACCAAATGATGCGTTAGGCGGAGTATGGAGACACAACAGATCTAGAGAAGAATTCAATTCCGACGCCGCTGAAGTGACCTATGAGGATGAAGAAGAATCATCTGAAGAAGACCAAGTAGACGAAGAGCTAATGGGTCGAGTTAACGATTTACATGAGACAGTAGGAAATCTGACACAAAAAAACCAAGAATTGGAAAGTGTCCTATCCAAGGTAGAAGTATATCTTGAGGAAACATTACTGTCTAACGCCAAACTTTTATACCAGAACCGCACTCTGGGTGATGCCTCCCTGAATGAGCGACAAAAATCTAAAATTGTCGAAGCCATCGCAAATGCGGAGTCTCCGAAAGAAGCTAAACAACTTCATGAGACGCTCAAAGCTACAGTGGGATCAACGCCTAATAGCAAAGGTCCACAATCACTTAGCGAGTCTGTCAATCGAAGATCGAACTTAAGTTCTATGTTGAATTCGAGACAAAACATTAACGAAAGCAAGACTGTTGAAAATTCCTTTATGGAAAAGATGCAGAAACTTGCGGGCATAAAAAAATAATTTAAGGAGATTTTAAAATGTCAATTATCGAAACTCTAACTGAGGGCATTGTTAACCGTAATATGGAACAAGAAGGTGCTGCTCTTTTAAACAAGTGGTCACAAACTGGTCTTTTGGAAGGCTTGTCTGATGAAAACAACAAAGCCAATATGGCTCGTCTGTTAGAAAATCAAGCAAAAGAATTGCTTCGTGAATCTAACACAATGGGTGCAGGTGGAGCAGTCGAAGGTTTCGCTGCTGTTGCTTTCCCAATCGTTCGTCGTGTATTCGCCGGACTTATCGCAAACGACTTGGTTTCTGTACAACCAATGTCTCTTCCAAGTGGATTGATTTTCTTCATGGACTTCACCTTTGGTGATGAAGCTGCTGGAGCGACTGCAGATGCTGCTCGTACTGGTAACTTAACTGGTTCTTCTATCTATGGTACAGACAAAGTTGGTTCTGGAATCATCGATGGTGTCAACTTGGTTGGTTCTTTGAAAGAAGATTTTTCTGGTCCTGGACGTAATGGTATGACTGGTTACGCATATGCTTCTGCAACTGGATCATTCGATCTTGCAACTCCAAGCATGCAAACAATTTACTTGACATCAAGTATTTCCAATGCTGATGCGAAATTGCTTAATTATGATGCAGATCTTTTAAGCATTACTGATGGCCAAACTGCTGTTGGTGTTATCACTGTTCCATTGACTAACTTTACTCGTTTAGATCGCGAAAACTTGTCTGCTGTTCAAATCACTGATGCTCAAATCGCTGCTGCATCTTCAGCTATCGTCACACCAGTTAAGCAAATCCGTCGTCTTACAAAAGTATCTGGAAATGATTTGTTGCTAGTTATCGCTGCTGCTTCTGGTGCTACTGGTATTGACTTGCCTGAAGCTTCTGCTACATTGTCAGGTGATCTTACCGGTTCTTTCCCACAAATCGATGGCGTCACCACTGGTGGTGCTGCTGTTGGAGCGATCGGTGGATTTACATATCCATTAGAACGCGAAACTGCGATCCCTGAAATCGACATCAAAGTTGATTCTACAGCGATCACAGCACAAACTAAAAAGTTGAAAGCAAAATGGTCTCCAGAATTGGGTCAAGACTTGAACGCTTACCACAACTTGGATGCTGAAGTTGAATTGACTTCAATCTTGTCAGAGCAAATCGCGCTTGAAATCGACCGTGAAATCTTGGCTGACTTGGTTAACGGTGCAACTGCTGGTAGATTGTACTGGTCACGTTCACCTGGTTTGTTTGTAAACCGTGCAACTGGTGAAGAAATTGGTGCCAACGGTGCTCCTGACTTTACTGGTACTGTTTCTGAATGGTATGAAACTTTGATCGAAACTATCAATGATGTTTCTGCACAAATCCATCGTAAGACTTTGCGTGGTGGTGCTAACTTCTGTGTTGTTTCTCCTGAAGTTGCAAACGTTTTGGAATTCACTGCTGGTTTCCGTGCAAACGTTACTGCTGACGCTGACAAAGGCGACATCGGTGCTACAAAGGTTGGTTCTTTGAACCGTAAGTTCGACGTTATCGTTGATCCTTACTTCCCACGTAATGCAATCTTGGTTGGTCGTAAAGGTTCTTCTTTCTTGGAAAGTGGATATGTTTACGCTCCATACGTACCATTGCAAACAACTCCAACCATCTTTGGACCTGAAGACTTCGTTCCTCGTAAGGGAGTTATGACTCGCTATGCGAAGAAAATGGTTCGTCCAGATATGTACGGAATTGTAATTGTTCGCGATCTCTAAGATCAGTTCATAAACACAATTTGGCCCTAGCTCTTCGGAGTTGGGGTTTTTTGTTTTTACGGCACTATTTAGAGAGAAAGATTTTTTAAAGGAGATTTACTATGGCTGCGCCACATATCAATAGAAGAAGAAGAATTGAGATCAAGACCGCTAAAAGAGTAGAGGCGGCAAAGAACGCTTTAGAAACTGCTGCAACTGAACTTGTCGAAGAAGCAACAGAGTTAGTAGAAGAAATAGTTGAAGAGGTCAAAGAGGCCGCTCAAGAACTAAAGGAAACTGTTGAGGATATCGTAGAAGAAACTCAAGAAGCAGTTCAGGAAGTAAAAAGCAAAAAGAAAGCTCGTAGAAAGTCTCGCAAAAAATAAACATTTGTTTTTCATTTGACCTCCTTTCCTTCGTATGTTTCGGCATTCGGAGGTTTCCTTTTATTTAAACTATTTACTTTGACGGAGGGTTTTTTATGTCATTTCCAGATCTTACACCAACATCTACACTATCAGCTATTGTATTACCAGAGAGTGGTGTATTTAGCGATGTTACCGATTCACTTGCAATTGGATTTTATAATACAGATGCGTTTGTAACGGGAGCTGTTGCTCAAGTTGCATATACATACAAGAGGCTTGGTGGAGACATCCTTGACATTGAAATCACCGCCAAGAACGTCTATAATCACTACGAGGAAGCATGTTTAGAGTATTCCTATATATTGAACCTTCATCAAGCTAGAAACGCCTTAGGGAGTGCCTTAGGAGGTCCTACAGGTACGTTTGATCACTCTGGTGATCTAACTGATGGAGAAGACATTGCTTTAAAATATCCAAAGTTTGAATTTGATTATGCATTTCGAAATTCTGATAAATTTTCATCCGAGGCTCTAGTGGGTGGAACGGAAAATTTATACTCAGCTTCTTTCGAAAGTATAACTGACCAGCAAGACTATGACCTGCAACATATCGTATCATCTTCCCAAGCGGGATCTTTATGGGATGGTATGGGAAATAAAAGGATCAAGATTAGACAAGTTTATTATGTAACCCCTAGGCAAATGTGGAGGTTCTACGGATACTATGGTGGCCTAAATGTTGTTGGCGACATGCAAAGCTATGGACAATATGCTGACGATTCAACTTTTAATGTTATCCCTCCTTGGCAAAACAAGGCGCAAGCTCAAGCATACGAAGATCATTTATACACACGTACATCACACTATTCATACGAAATAATCAACAACAATCTCAGGATATACCCTGTGCCAGATAGTGTTTCTCCGGAGAACTTTTGGTTTAGATTTACAGTTGAAACAGGGAACTCAGCTTATGACACTGGATCTTATGATTCTGGTATCAATGGTGTCAACAACATGAATACGATGCCGATGGAAAATATACCATTTGAAAAAATAAACTCAGTTGGCCAACAGTGGGTTCGTAGATTTGCCCTTGCACTGTCGAAAGAAACACTAGGGCAAGTCAGAGGCAAGTTTGGAGGGGCAGTTCCAATTCCTGGAGATAGCGTAACGCTCAACGCTTCAGATCTATTGTCGCAAGCTGCTGCAGAACAGACATCTCTCAGAGAAGAGTTGAACAAACAACTTGACGAAATGTTATATTCTAAATTAGCAGAAACAGACAAGGCTATGATTGATAATATGGATTCAATTGTTTCAAAAGTTCCAATGTATATTTTTGTAGGATAATTTTATGTCAGAATGGGAAAGACCGACACAACCACCATCTCCAATGTTTGTAGGAGAGAAAGAAAAAAACCTCGTAAAACAAGTCAACGATGAAATCATTGAAAGAGTTGTTGGACAACAGGTTTTGTACTTTCCAATTGATATGGAGACGACAAATTTTCACCCATTATACGGCGAAGCCATGGAAAAGAACTTCTTACATCCAGTGAGAGTATATGCTCTTGTAGAGTATTTGGGCGTTGAAACTACCTTCCTAGAGGGGATAGGTATCGACAAGACTACTGGTTTGAAAATTAATTTTCACAAGAGAAGATTAACAGAAGACCAAGACCTTTATGTTCGCGAAGGTGACTTCGTGAAATATGGAGATATTTACTACGAGATAGTAAAAATAAATGAACCCAAAGCGTTATATGGCCAGATCGATACAAGATTTGAAGTAACTGCTGAGTGCATAAGAGCTAGAGATGGAGTTTTCAATGGCGAATAACACAGACACATATAAACATTCAACAATGGAGACTATTGATACAGCAATTTTTAATTTAGTCAATGATGGATTTGATCTTCACACCAAGACAAATGGTGGATTTAAGAAAGTCCCTGTGCTGTGGATGTCTCCAGAAAGATCGTTTAATTCTAAAAACAAAGAAATACGCGATTCTGTTGGAAAACTCAAACTACCTCTGATGTCTATAGAGAGGACGTCGGTATCCAAAGACCCATCGTTCAAAGGAGGATATCAGGCAAATGTGTTTCCAGATGTCAATGGGCCGAGAGGATACAAAAAGAACCAGAGACTTGTCTCTAGAAAGATTTCCCAAAAGACAACCAGAAAACTTGCTTCGACAGAGAGTTCAGATAAGGTAGGTCAAGAAAACTATCCCACTAACAATACGAAAATTGTATACGAAGAAGTGTATGCACCAATACCAGTGTGGATTTCAATTTCTTATTCCATTAAAATTAGAACAGAATACCAGCAACAAATGAATGATCTAATATCTCCATTCATTGCTAGGACCGGGAATATAAATTCACTAATCGCTCAGCACGATGGCCACAGATACGAAGTGTTTATCGATCAAGACTTTTCACAAACAAACAACTCTTCCAATCTTGGTGAGGACGAGAGATCGTATGAGACTACTATAACTTTTAAAGTTTTAGGCTTCATCACAGGAGAAGGTGTCAACGAAGAAGTACCGTCCAACGTAACCAGAGAGACAATTGTCGAAGTAAAGCTAGTGAGAGAACGAACAATTGTAGGCGACAAAAAGCCATGGGAAAACGATGATGACAGTTTTAGAGGATTTTAAAGGTGCTTTGGGTTTAATCTTTACTATTTAATAGGAAAATGATTTTTATAATTTAAGGAGAGCAGTCGATGGCTAAAAAATTTGATTTTCTTTCACCCGGAATTGAAGTCCGCGAGATTGATCAGAGCTTTATCCCAGCCCAAGTGGATACAGAGGGACCAATCATCATTGGTCGCACAAGAAAAGGACCGGCAAACAAGCCAGTAAAAATTCGCGGCTTGGACGACTTCGTCTCAGTTTTTGGACTACCTGTAGCTGGTGGTAGTGGTATTCAGGGAGATATGTGGCGTGAGGGTAACACCGCTGGACCAACATATGCATCTTATGCAGCACAAGCTTGGCTTGCATCTGAGGAATCACCGATAACAATCGTACGCCTCTCAGGAGAGCAACACGGAAACGCCACTCCTACTGGAAAAGCTGGATGGGAACTTTCAGGAAGCCCAGATTCTAGCCATTCAGACAATTCCACTGCTTACGGCTTGTTCTTGTTTAATTCGAGCTCAACAAATCAAGATTTGACTGGTGCATTAGGTGCGGTTTTTTATTGTGATAGTGGATATTTGGCACTCACAGGTACAAACCATGCAGGAGTTGCTTCTGAAGAAGCAGGAACTTTCATGCGATCCTTGGCCAATAATGAGTTTAAGTTAAGTGTTTACAACTCAAGTAACAATAAAGTAGGAAACTCATTAACCTTTAATTTCAACAGAAATTCTTCAAAATATATCAGATCGGTATTCAACACCAACCCTCAATTGGTTAACGACGATACAGTTACAGCGACACAACTGAAGACTTACTGGTTGGGTGAAACTTTTAATCGTGAAATCGACGCTCTTAATCTTTCATCTAGCGCAAATGATTCGTACGCAGTTCTTCTTCCTTTGGCATCCGGGTCTGCTGGTGTAAACCAAGTAAACTGGGGAGATCACAGAGAAGGATCTAGAGAGTCAAAAACAGGTTGGGTCATCTCTCAACAAGAGAAGGGTCAAGAAAAACTCTTCAAGTTTAAATCTCTGCATGTTGGAAATGAAGTTGAAAAAGAATACATGATTGCAATTGAGCAAATTTCTGAACCTTCAAATCCAACTGTAAATCCATACGGAACTTTCACAGTTGCTGTCAAGACTTTATCTGGTCAGACCGTAGAAAAATATGTAGGTTGTAACTTAAACCCATCATCTAACGACTATGTTGCAAAGAGAATTGGGGACCAATACATGGAATGGAGCGACACTGATCGTCGATACAGAACCCTTGGAGACTTCCAAAACAAATCAGACCTAGTGTATATTGAAGTTAAGCAATTCGTAACAGATGGTGCTGCTCAAGGGCACTCCCCAGCTGGTTTCGTCGGCCCCGTTCGTCCAAAAGGTTTTAATCTAGTTTCTGGTAGTCTCTCTGCTAAAGACCATGGAAGCGTAGTAACTGATTTTAGTGGAGCTTTTGTTCAAGGTTCTGGATCTGTTCCTGCTACTGCAGATGAAAACATGCTTGTATTCGGACCAACAGACTACACAGCCTCTGTCACCTTTCCATCCATTCCATTGAGACAAGATGGAACAGAAGGTGGAGCAACAAATCCATATCGTGCTTACTACGGTATCCGACCAAAAATTAGTTCTACATCAAATCAAGTAGATCCCGACTATATCGACTATGTAAGAGTTCTTCCCACAGCACTTGGAAATGTGCGAGATGAAGCTGATGGTGATTTCGAAAACTCTTTCGTGTTTACATTGGATGACTTGGTAGTCCTTACAGGATCAAACACTGTGACTTATTCATCAGGTTCTTATACTACCGGTACAGCAACAGCTGATAGTAGTTTCACTTCAGAATCAGGCTCTTTCGGAGAACTCTTGAACCTTGGATGTCGTCAATTCTTGATGCCTCTCAACGGCGGTTTCGATGGATTTGATGTAACAGAAAAAGAACCTTTCCGTGCACTAAGCGAAGCTAGAAATGATAAGAATGATCATCTTCATTACACCATCAATAAGGCTTTGGACTCTATTTTAGATCCAGAAGTAGTGCCGGCAAACATGTTGTTGGTACCAGGTTTTACAAAACCAGTTGTCACAAACAGAATTATTGACGTTGCCGAGCAGAGACAAGATGTGCTAGCAATTATCGATCTCGAAGGAGACTATACTCCATCAGCTGAAAGATTGAAAGATGCATCAAACTCTGATTCTTTGGGAAGTGTCAAAACTGCTGTAGATACTTTGAAAGATAGAAACTTAAATTCTTCTTTCGCGTGTGCATTTTATCCTTGGGTACAACTTTCGGATAATTTGAATGGCTCACAGCTTCTTTGGGCACCACCTTCGGTAGCAGCCCTAGGAGCCATCGGAAGGTCACAAGCGCAATCCGAGCTATGGTTTGCCCCTGCTGGGTTTAACCGTGGCGGACTAGGCTCTCTTGGAGGCTCTAGAGGACCTAAAGTATTGCAAGCAAGACAAAGACTTGATTCCAGAGAGAGAGATGACTTATATGAAGTCAACATTAACCCAATTGCAACATTCCCTGCGGAAGGTGTTGTAATCTTTGGACAAAAAACTCTTCAAGCTGGAGATTCTGCTTTGGATCGCATCAATGTGCGACGATTAGTCTTGTTTCTCAAAGCGAGAGTTTCAGAGGTTGCCAGAAACCTTCTTTTTGATCAGAATGTTGATTCAACTTGGGCAAGATTTTTGTCTGAAGTAAATCCTGTTATGTCAGATACGAAAGCAAAATTTGGTTTGTCCGACTACCGAATCATCTTGGACGAAACAACAACAACGGCAGACTTGGTAGATAGAAATATCATGTATGCAAAGATCTATATCAAGCCAGCTCGCGCTATTGAATATATCGTTGTAGATTTTGTTGTAACAAATACGGGTGCAGATTTCGTATAACGGACTAATTAATTTAAAATAATAGGAGATAATATTATGAGCTTTTGGGGAACAGATCTTGGATCTACAGATGCCAAAGATCCAAAAAGAAAATTTAGATGGAGAGTGACCATTGGAGGGCTCCAAGAAGGTGGCATCATTTGGTATGCAAAAAGTGTAACTAAGCCATCATTTTCAATCAGTGCTGACACAACTCACAACTACTTGGGACATAAATTTAAGTTCCCGGGATCAGTTACTTGGGACGACATCAATTTAACTTTGGTTGACCCAGCTAGCCCTGATGTTGCCAGAAAGACATTGACCATGATTCAGAATGCTGGATATAGATTTCCGACGTCGAGTAACGAATTGAGGACCATTAGCAAAAACACTTCTGTTGATGCCATAGAATCTTTTACAATTCAACAACTTGACGCTGCAGGCGCCGCAATTGAGACTTGGGTGCTACACAACCCATTCATTAACAAAGTTGAGTTTGGTGGAGACCTTTCTTATGAAGACGAGGGTCTATCTGAGATTACCTTGGGAATTACTTACGACTGGGCTAAATTTTACGGGCTTGGAGAAGCCATCACCGAAGGTGGTGGAGAAGGAAACTTTGGATACGATCCAAAATAATAATAGTAAAAAGTTGGAGTAGAGATGACATGGTGGGGAACAGACCTCGGCGGTAAAACAGGAGGGTTTCATCCTAAGATGAAATCAAGATTTATTGTTGAATTCGGCGGAAAGGGAAATCTTCTCGCCATATCATCTTGCACTAAGCCAACGGTGAGCATTGAGCCCAAGACTTATAGAATGATCAACCATCATTATTCTTATCCAGGAATAGCAAAGTGGGAACCAATCAGTCTTACTTTTGTAGATGGAGGAATGTTTGCGTTTAGAGATGACAGAATGACAAGTACATTATTCTGGGAAACACTGACACGTTCTGGATATACTCCTCCAAACATAGAAATAAATGCATCTACCAGCGGTCAATATTCTCCATCAAAAAACGGAATGACTGCTAATGCGTTTGAAGGAGACGTTATACGTATTCACCAACTGAAACCAGAAGGTATGTTAAATAAGCGCCTTCAAAGTTCAGAAACTTGGCATCTATTTAACCCCATCATAACTAAAATGTCGTGGGGAGACTTGTCGTATGGAGATGATGCTCTAGTTGAATACAAAATGGATATAACATACGATTGGGCTCAAATGTTCAACGATAATAAAATCGTAGCGAATACGCCCGTACCAAGTCAAACTAATTAAAACAAGAGGTTTAAATGAGAAGAAATAATGAAGACAGGTTGCTGAAGGGACATACACCAGCTTCAACCGAAGACGCGCCACAAATGGCAAATCCCATGGATTTTGTAACGCCAACGCAATTTGTGAGCCTACCATCGAAAGGAAGATACCCAGAGGGACATCCACTTTCCGGAAAAGATTCAATTGAGATTAAATACATGACAGCCAAAGATGAAGACATCTTGACAAACAGATCTCTTTTGAAAAAAGGATTAGCCATTGACCGTCTGATTTCAAATGTAATCAAAGACAACTCAGTTGATTCTAGATCGCTATTGATTGGTGACAGAAATGCAATCTTAATCTATGCAAGAGCATCTGCATACGGCGAAGATTATAAGACAAAAGTAAAGTGCCCGAACTGTGAAACAGTTTCAAAGTTTACTTTTGACCTATCTGACCATGAAACATTTCATGGAGATGATTTAGAAAAATTAAACATGACAGACAATGGAGATGGAACATTTATGTTAAATCTACCAGTGTCAAAAATCACAGCAAGAATTAGACCAATGGTTGTGATGGATGAGATCCAAATTGCCGCCAAAGACAAGTCTAAAAAATCAGAAGAAGAAATGGTTACTCAACAAATGAAAAGATTTGTAGTGTCATTCAATGGCTATGAAGACCAATCGACGCTCAACTATGTTGTTGACAACATGATTGCAAAGGAATCTAAAATGCTAAGAGATGCCTTTAAATCAATATCGCCTGATGTAGTCCTAGAGCAATCCTTTACGTGTCGTCATTGTGACCACGAGGAGGTCATGACGGTTCCATTCGGGACTGACTTTTTTTGGCCTGACTCCTGAGTATATGGAGCAAATATATGAATCGTTCTTCATACTAAAACACTATGGAGGTTGGTCGTTGTTTGAATTATATAATCTGCCTATCGGACTTCGAGATTGGTGGCTCAAAAGAACCATCAAGGAATACGAAGACCAAGCAAAACAATCAAAGAAGTAGAATTCTAACAATGCTCAGCAATTGCTGAGCATTTTTGTTTGAAAACTAATTATGTTATAAAATGAGGGCAATAAAATGGCAGATAATGAAGGAACCAATGAAGATCCAAAGGTTGGTGCAAACAAGGCAAAATTAGCTGAGAATTTAGAATTGCTTCAAAAAACCCTTAAAACGCAAAAGGAATTGCAACAGGTTTTAGTCGACTTGGGTGTCGCCGAGGGAAATCTAGCCGATCAGAGAATTGAAAATGCAAAAAAACAAGATACCCTAGAAACGAAATCCGAGGCTTTGATAAAAAAAATAGAAAAAATTAGAGATGGTAGGGGAAGCAAATCACAAAAAGAAAATAAAATTAATGCCGCAAAGGAGGAGATCCGAGGGTACACCAAACAGATAGATAAGCTCAAAGAAGTTGAAGAGGGAATTCAAAGTCTTCTAGAATTAAATGAAAAATATGGAATAGATTCAGAACAAAGCTTTGAAAAACAGCGAAAATCAATCGAAGACACTTCAGAATCAATGAACGCGCTTAAAGGCTTCTTCAATAGTCTTGGTGACGAGTTGGAAGGCGTTTCTCAAGTTGGAGGACGATTAGGTGGAGTTTTTGGAAATATTTCCCAGAAATCAAAAGCTATGGGCGGATCGATCAATGTTGAAACCTTTGAGAAGCTTGGAGAAGCTATGGGCAAGGTTGATTTCTTGGGAGATATTCCTGGTATAGGGAAATATTTTAAGGCTTTTAAAAAGGTAGTTGATTTGGGCAAAAATATGCCTCAGACAATTGAAAAAATGCAAAAATTTTACAAAGTTGCACAAAAAATTCCTGGTATTGGAAGATTAATTACTTCACTAGTGGGAGGCCTTGGATCTCTAGCTACAACAGTTGGAGGTTTTTTCGGAGGTGGAGCAATACTTGGTGCCGGAGTGATCCTAGGAGTTGTCCTGGCAATTGCAGCAGTCATCTATGTTATTTATAAATTGATGAAAGCGATGTTTAAATTAGCAGATGAAGTTGATACCACTTCAAAAGCAATCGGCAAAGCAACTGGGTTTGCAAATGAGTTTCACGAACAGATAGTTGATGCGCAAATGGCAACAGTTGCTGCAGGTGTTGGAATGAAAGAGTTGCAAGACGCATCTATTGCTCTCGCAAATGGTTTCAGCAAATATGATCAAAAGAATTCCGCAGTTAACTCGAGCTTGATGACAACTGTTTCTCTTTTGTCAAAACTAGGTGTGTCATCATCTGATTCGGTCAAATTGATGGATCATTTCTCTCGTGCAATGGGAATGTCTGAACAAGCATCTGCTGACATGACAGCCAACTTAGCACTTCTAGGAAAAGAGATGGGAGTAACTTCTAAAAAAATGGTATCTGATTTTGCTAGTGCGTCTGGTAGACTTGCTATGTATGGAAATGACAACATTAAGGTCTTTAAAGAACTAGAGGCTCAGATAAAATCAACAGGACTTGAAATGAATACTTTGATGTCCATCTCTCAACAATACGATTCTTTCGACAAAGCAGCAGAATCAGCTGCGCAATTGAATGCAGTTTTGGGAACCCAACTCTCATCTCTAGAGCTATTAAATGCCACAGATAGCGAAAGAATTACAATGATTAAAGAACAAGTCAGCCTTTCTGTTGGGTCTAATTTTGATTCCTTGGATAAATTTACAAAAAGACACATTGCAGAAGCCATGGGTCTTAAGGATGTGGCGGAAGCACAAAGATTGTTAAACATGGAACAATCAGAGTATAGAAAATATATCAACGGTACAGCGAATGACGTGGCGAATCCTCAAAAAGAACTAGCAAATATGGCAGAATCCTTTGTAACATTGAAAGATGCGATCTCGAATGCTTGGCGAACCATACTATATTCTATGGGTCCAGCAATCGAAACACTATCTTTACTGGTCAAACAGTTGGCGGACACAATTGTTTCGGTGTCGAAATCTTATGGACAATCAGGCTTAGCAACTATAATTTTCGGGACTATAATACGAATGTTGTCAATGCTTATTGCAAACCTTATTGGCGCACTAAAAATTCTTGGAAAGGTATATGATGCCGTAGGCCTTGTCACAAGGCCTTTTGCAGATGGATTAAACGCTATAAATGATGCATTTGTAGACTTTTTTGATATTTTGCATCTCGCGGGCTCACCAGTGCTCTGGATGATGCCCGAAGTTGTAGCGCAAGGTTTTGCAATGGCTGGCGATGCAGCTAAGTTTTTTGGAGACATGTTACAATTCCCTGTGAAGGCCTTAGGCTTCTTGTGGGATATCTTTCACAAGCCGGGCTCCGATATGCTATATGAGCTTCCAAACTACTTTGCAAGCGCTCTTGGGTCTGCTGGTGGCGCTGCCAAAATGTTGGGAATGTTTTTAATCAGTCCTGTGGGCATGTTACTGTCTTTCGCAGAAGGCTTTATATCAATTAAAGATACTATCTCAGAAATTGTTACTGGAATGACAAGTTTCGTATCTGTCATAAAAGAATTTGCCGCTTTAGACTTTGACGGCTTTATTGCTGTGAGATCTGAAGGTGGTGCAACATCTATGGTGATGGGATCAGAAGGAATACTCAAACAAATGAGTGAAGGAAAACTTCAAGTAGATGTTAATATGCCAGAGATAAAGTTACCGGAAATCAATATTGAAGTTGTCTTTATGGACGAAAAGTTAGAAGGCATCATCGATGCACGTATAGCAGAAAAAGTAGGTAAGGGCTGATGATAGAAAGAAGATACCCTAGGGTTTATGATAGAATACAATTGTCAGAAGTTCAAACCAATGGGTTTGACTTTAATCAAACTCACGATTATTCAAAAGAATTGTTTGAAGAAATAGTGATCGGCTCTGCTCCTCTCGAGAGAATTGTCTCATTTAAATCTTTTTTGAATTCATTTAAGTTTAATTTAGCAAAAGAAGCCAATATTGAAAGTGAAGCAAATAAGAATTTTTCCATTATTCATGAAAAAGGTTCCACGCTATCAATTGAAATAACTTTAGACGTTCCAGCTATGGATGCTCACGAGGCCATGGTGAATGCTGGGAAAATTGAAGAACTACAAAGGCTCATTATGGGCGGTCGGTGGTCTGCGAGACCGGGAGCTCCTCCATTTAGCCCGACTACTTTTCAAAATGTATCTCATGAAGCAGGGATTACTACGCCACTATTTTATGTTTATTACAGAAATCTAATCAATTCAGGTCCAAAGTATTTGCCTGAAAGAATATCTGATTTTAAAGATTTGATGCGAGTTGGGTTTACTTGTTACATAGAAACCGTAAGCTACACTCCATCTCACGACGTAGGTCACTTTCAAAAAGATGGCAAGTTATATCCAAAAGCTCTAACTCTTTCATTGATTTTAAATTATGAAGACCAGTCCCTATTCGACGAGTTCCATCCACTAAAAAATAAAAAAGCCATCCAACCGTTGCAAATGAATGGATATTATTCCACATACGACACATCGTTGTTTCCATTTTGCGTCAACACAGAGTACTCGCATTCGGATTTAAAAGTAAGTCTCAATGGAGAAATTGAGAAAGGTCAAGAAAAATTATACAACATAAAGATGAATGACATACAATCTCCAACGACAGATGTCGGCAAGAGAGTAGCATCCGGTATCATGAGCACGTACATATATATCTCAACACCCATAGGTACCGATTGGTATTTCAGAGGAGAACGTGTAGATACTGGTGATCAATATGCCAGAGTTCCAAGATGGGTAATGTTTCGGCCATTTATAGAGGATTTTTCTAGAAAAGTTTCAACAAAATTTGAAAAAACTGACACTGGTAATTCTTCAATATTTAGCAAAGTGGCACAGACAGGCGCCACTTTTGAATCATTAGAGTATACCTTAAAACTCAACATACCTTCAGAAAGTCTCATTGAGGCCAAAAAGAACTGTGGAAAAGTTCAACATCTCATGCGAATGTTTCTAAAGAAATACAATGATGGAACTCAAGTGTTGTCTAGAGGACCCCTTTCGAAAAAAATGTCCATGGAAGACTTTACATCAAAATTAATGTTTTATATCCCAAGTATGATTGAGGCACCAGGGTCTGGTGAAATGGCTGATCCGAACAAAAGGCGAGAGATGTTTAAAAAATCGATCCCATTATTTTTAAAAGACTTAAATATTGAAATCGACATGGATGCTGGGTTTTTTGTAGATGGGATTAGAATATTTCCAAAAGCAATGAGTATCACAATGAACATGATACACAACAGAAACGACATGATTAGGAACTACACATTTCACACAGACTACGACGACACAATCTATTATAGAATGCCAGAATTTCAAACGAGATCCATAATTACAAAAGAAGAATATCCATTTTTCCCAATGGACAAGAAAACAATAAAAATAGGTAGGTAATAATGCCAAAATATCCCAATAATGATAGCGCAATTATAAATAACGATTCATACTTTGAAGTAAAAGAGAGCAGAGGCATAAAAGTTTTAAAAATAAAAAGAACAAAGACGTTTGAAGGCTTGTTAGGCCATGAATTTGCAATAATGGAAGAACATGTCTGGTCTAGTACAGACAAGTTGTTCAAACTATCACAACAATACTATGGGGCCAACCAGTTTTGGTGGATCATAGGTCTGGTAAACGGAAAACCGACTGATGCACACTTTTCCATTGGAGATATAGTAAATATCCCGTCGAAGCCAAATCAAATTATGGAGTTATTAAGATGACTACTCCAAAAGAGTTCATAGTACCCAAAGGTATGTTCGGCAAATTCGATGAAACCGATAATGAATTTGTAAATTCCCTTAACAACTTTAAAAGAGTAATGGTTGATGGAAATTATAACCTAACTAACACCAGTACAGATTATAAGAAGCAAGCCTTTGACGATGCACTTATGATTAAAAAGTACATGAATGAATATGCTGGTAAATCTACCAGTGATGCTCCAATAACCATTAGTTTTTTCAAAAAAGTTATATTATCGAAAATCAAATCTGAAGTGACTGTATACTTAGGCACTTTAGACAGAAGCGATCCATCACAGTCCCTGATAATTACTGCCATTAGTGAGAAATTAACAAACTTCTCATCAGACGAAGAAGCCCAAAAGCAACTAATGAAAGACATTGGTAGACTTGATAGCATGTCCTTAAAATACATGTTCTTAGGTGGAGCAAAACCAAATTCTCTAAATTCATACAATGACTTGGGTTCATTGTTTGTGGATAAGTTTGTCAAGATTAAAGATGATAGTAGCGATCCCGTCCTAGCTAAGGATGTAAAATCTTTGAGCTTAGACAAAGTCAAAGAGCTCAACATTGTGGCAGAATCGGAAGCAATAAGTGGTGACAGTGGCTTAGTTGACTATGACGACCTTACGGAAGAACAACTGTTAAACATAAACCAATGTGCCCTAATATCTAGTTTGATGAATGGGTACTCCAATTTCGGACTATATCCGCTAACATGGGCAGACCCTTCTTATGGTAGCAATAGGATGCCATTTGGAGGCAGAATATATCCAGTTGTTGAAAACAATACAATGTTCGACCCCAACACTCTTGTAAACATCTGCACTACTTCGCGAAGAACCAAAAAATTTCTTCTCAATCCAAAATCAAATTCTCAAAACCTTTATCATAAATTGTTTTGGGTATATTCAGATTCTGAAACAGGCAAACTGAGAGAGACTGAAATATTTTTAAATACTAATGTAGATGATTTCAAGTTAGAAGATGCAATAACACTTGGACAAACAACAACTGCAAGGGCAAAAATCGTAAGACAAACAATGTCTAATGGCTATGGATATTCAATAAAGAATGTAAAGATTGATTACAATGGCACCAACCCTTCCACGGCTGCAAAGGATGTCAAAGTCACTTTAAAAATTGAATTAGATAGTCTCAAGTCGATTGATGCTGTCTGTTCTTTTGTAAAAATGGGTCGTGGCGAAGAAATTGAGTTAAAAATATATGATTTAGTTACACTACCTGCTACGCAAAATGTCGAAACAATTAATCAAGGCGGCGGCGTATTAAAGAGAGAATATTCGCCTGAATATTCTAGGATAAGGTTGAAAGTATGGTCACTAGAGGATACAGGTAATACACACTATCTCGATCCAAGCGATACAGAAGACGCAATGATCATCGACCTTGCGACAATTGATCACAAACTAACTAGGTCAGATGACGCCGCAGGTAAAACATCTCTAGAGATCAATTACGCAGGATACTTTGAGCAATCAATGAAAGACCCTTACAATGATGCGCTAGCTGGTGAAGAAATAATAATGAACCGTTGGAACAGGAGAAAAGATGCAAACAAGCAAATATTAGATAATGGTTGTTCTGATGAGTTGGCCAGAGACATGTTTCAAATTATCAACGAAACAGACAGAGTTGAAGCAGAAGATAATATCAAAAAAGGATCAATCATAAAGAGAATGTTTGAGAATGGTAGAGTTTATGGATACGAATTAGATGAAGACTTGATAAAAGAAAACGTCATCGGCTCGTCTCTAAGCCCAAAACAAGTATACGTAACTAGCTTCAAGAAATTAGGAAAAGTAAACACAAATGTAGAAAGCGATACATACGGACAATGGTTCAAAGATGTTTTTACAAACCTCGAAGAGGACGAAGTCGATATTAGAGTATCGGAAACTGGTGAAGTAGAGTACACAGTTGATTCCGCAAATCTAAATAGGCATTTTTTCTACTTGGGAGATTTAATGTATGAAAGCCTAAGCTGTATATATAAGGACAAAACGGCAGACATGAGGGATTTTCGAAAAAACTTAAACCTTAGATTTGTCGTCGGTACTTTCTCGGTACCAGATCCCAAGGATATAACAAAAACTACAACATTGAACCCACTAAGAATACCTGTTGATATGAAATTTTTCTTAGAATGGTTTCACGAGAGTATTGTTAGCAAAGGAATGACTTCTTATCCCGTTGGTCTTTTTATAAAAGACTTGGTACAGAGACTAATAAATAAAGTTATATATGAAACATGTTTCTCCGTCTTAGCTCCAGACGAAACTCCTCCACAATTAAGAGCAAACTATTTTGTTGACCATAGAAAGGATTGGTTTAAGACGAAAGCATTGAGACCACCTAATGGTACATGGTTTGATCCTAGAGATCCCACAGGTCAATTTACAAATTCAGCAGCTGCCAATAACCATTATCCGAATATATTGATGACAAAGAGAGTAAACTCTCATGTTCAAGATTCTAAAAATTATTGTGTTATATATCAACAATTCCCATCATACTTTAGACAGTTGAAGTATGAAAGGGCTGGTAAATTAAAAGAAGATCCATATACAATGACAATTTATTATGGAAACAATACGAAGAATACAAATTACATATCAAATGTTTCTTTTAGTAAAACAGATTCTCCTCATCTAAGAGAAGCGAGATATTTCAATAGTAATTTCGGAAGCTTGAGCCTTCTAGCAAATGTATACGACTTAAGTTTTGAAATAAAGTCTCCAAAAGCAATCACTTGTTTGTATCCAGGCAATATAATCAATTTCATCTTAACAGATTGGAGTGGCGAAACCGAACATTGGTTCCCACAAGACATGTTGGGAGAATCAGATCCTCACAATGCTGGTACTAGAGCAAACATATTGGGGTTTGGTGGATACTATGTCATAAAAAGCGTAAATTATTCTTTAGAAACTAATTTGTGGAATGCTTTTAAGATATCGATATCTTGTAAGTTTCTTGGGACTGACGCTGTTGGTGATGAATTTAGAAGAAATCCAGATGAGACAAAGTTCGCATCTGAATCGCCAAAGTGTTTAGAGATTAGAAATAGCTTGGTTGAAAAACTGAACACCTTAGAGAAAGAAACAGGAATTGAAGGGCAGAGCTACGATATGATATATTCCACACCAAGCACAGAAGCGGGTACAGACGCCTCTAGAGTACCAGAGGTGCCAGATGCCTCCAGTGCAGCAACTAGTGCTCCAGCGGCAGCACCCGAGGTCATACCTATACCGTCTTATGATACATCTGGAGGTTCATAATGAGTAGGAACTTTAATACAAACAATAAAAGCAAGTCCAAAGAAAGAACCATTGGTCGAGCGAGATTTGGATCCATGGCTTACGCAGAGAACAGCGGATTGGGGCCAGCTGTTGTCAATGATCTAAATTTCTTAGAAATGGTTCATTATGGGGTCATTGATAATAAAAATAATTCTGTTATTCCAAATGAAGACTTTATTGTCCAAACACAACATGGACGTGTATTCGACTTTGTAGCAGATTCATATTCTCTAATGAGATTAAATTTCACCACGGCGGTTCAAAAGGGTCTCGTTTCCGTGGAAGGTTCTGCTTTTTCAAATTTACGAATGGTCGATTCATACAATAATCCTAGGTTAAAATATGGAGACTACTTGGGGAATATTCTCCGTTTCTACAACAATACACACATTCCAAACATAGTTGGTATTACCAGTATAGCATCTTATGAAGACTATGTCAACAACTTTTTTGACTTTTTATTAAAAAATACTTCTGATAATCCTATAACCCTCACAAGATGGATGTCTTCAAACAAATCTAGGGTACTAGACAGCGGCCTTTCTTTTTCATACAAAGACATGGAGTATGATGCTGATCAGCAAAAGGTGGACCAAATTATAGATCATCCCTCATTTGATTATTTTAAGAATCTCTGTACAAATATGGGTTTTTCAATATTGCATAATAATCCAAACCTACTTTTATTTGATATTAGTTCACCAGCAACAAGATCTATTAGGCAATCATATGGATTATATAATTTAACTACTTTATTTAATAATAGATATATAAAAACATATACTATAGATAATAATATCTTATATACTAATATTAATATATATTATAATAAATATGTCCAGAAAAACTCCCAAACCAAAGTTGTCTCGGTACAATGCGGAAAAACTGTTTCTGAATATATTACACTCAGCCCAGTAGCGAACAACATTAGACCTTACTCTGACTTAAAAGAGGTTGACTTATATATAAAACTTAGAAATGTTGAAGAAGGCTCCCCATTTTCAGAGGCAAAGCTCAGAAACATCTATAAAAAATCAAAATACTTCATGAAAAAAGTTGACAAACTTGAAGCAATAGGTTATACTAATAGAGTATTCCGTGATCAGGTCTGGAACAAAGACTATGGTTACCATGATGCAAAAGCCAAATTTGAAAATAAGACAAAGACGCAATCGCAACGAAAACAAGTTGGGGCTAGTTCTCGTAGAGGTGGCAGTCAGTCTTACTAAAGTGGAGGACAAATGCTATTTCAATTAATGGACAATAAGGTCGACTGTGCTGGGACTTATCTCAGTGGCCAATTCATTTGGGACAAAATCCCAGAAGGAATATCACAAACCTGGTCATACTCTGACCATCTGTTCGGCAGACAGATTGAATATGCCAATTTAATGGTATCTGGGAGGTCGATAGACGACGTTTGTCCTGATCACCTAGTGGAACGATGGACTTCAGTCAAAACGTTGCTGAAAGCTCATTTCAAGGCTTTCTCAACATCCAAGATTGACCTTGACGATGTTTGTTTTTACGATGTTGTACCTCAAAAACACTTGAGACACTACTTTGAAGCGAAGAACGAAATCACCAAATGGGTTTTCGAGAATGTTGAACAACCTGCTAACTATAACTTCTTAAAACGGGTACAGGCATCCGTGAAGGAACTGAGTAAATACCCAGTGAACCTAAATTCATTCGCTGTATATATTTCTGCTGCAGATGACTTGAAAGCAAAACATCTTTACGACCAGTTCGGTGACACAAAACCAAATGTAGACTTCAATATCTTTGGAACTGTCACTGGGAGATTGACGACGAAAAAAAATTCTTTTCCAATCTTAAACCTAAAGAAAGAACTCAAGCGTCACGTTAGGCCAAACAACGATGTGTTCCTTGAATTAGACTTCAATGCTGCTGAGGTACGAACGATGCTAGCACTACAAAATCACATTCAACCCGAAGGAGACATACATGAATGGAACATCGAAAACGTTTTTGAACAAGAGCTTAGCCGAGAAGAAGCTAAAACAAAATTATTTGCTTGGCTCTACAACCCTGACTCCAAAACTATACAATCAGATTTCTACGACAGAGAAGGCCTGTTGGAAGAATATTATGACGGAGAGCAAATCAAGACACCTTTTGGCAGAACAATCACTTGTCCCGTTCGCAAGGCTCTCAACTACTTACTACAATCAAGTTCCTCGGACAACACCCTTGACAGATTTTGCAAAATTTCTAGCCTCCTTAGGACAACGAGATCCCATGTTGCTTTCGTTGTTCATGATAGCGTTGTCATCGACCTACACAAAGATGACAGAAAGATGATCCCACATTTGGTTAAGGTTTTTGGTAACACAAGACTTGGAGAGTTCAAAGTTAACTGCTCATTGGGTAAAAACTTAGGAAATATGTCGGAGTTCTCATGGTAGGTTCTCTTGCTATGTTAACGAATTGTTTGACATCCGGATACAAAAATGGTGAAGTAGGGATCGTTGTAAAGACAGAGAGAGTTGGCGAACTATTTATTCTATATTGGATCATGATGTCTGATGGTTTAGAGGTCCCCTTTTGGGATAGTGAATTCGAGGTTATGAGTGAAAAAAGGGGACTTGATAATAATAACACAGCCATTTCCTAATTGGGAATGGTTAGATTATAATACTGGAGATGTTGGAATTGTGATTAGAGTAAGACTTTATACTACTCTTGTGGACGTAGTGGATGTGTTTTTCTTTCACAACGAAGAGCGCCATCCAGTACCGATAGATTTTTTAAAAAAACTTGGGAGTGAGATATGATTTTGGTCGGCCTTGGTCAAGCAGGTAATAATATAGTGAAATTGTTTAAACCACATACAAAAAACTATAAAATTATTTTTCTTGACGAAAACAATGGTATTGAAAAAAGAGATTCCGTTGAAGAATATGATGAGCACAAGATAGTGTTTAAGCAGAGAGGTCTCAAATCTCACTCTAAAGCAGCTTTATTTGTTTGTGGGTCTGGTAAGATAGCTGGGGCTTCTTTGAGGGTTCTAGAGGCATTAGCGGGCTGGGAAACAACTGTATTTTACATTGTTCCTGATCTTGAGTTCGCATCTCGAGAAGAAAAGAGGAGGCATCGCGCCCACTTTGGTATATTACAAGAGTATGCGCGGTCTGGTAAGGTAAAAGAAATGGTCATCTTGTCGAACGAGAAGATTATTTCAATTGTTGGATATGGAACAGCACTAAACTACTACGAAAAAGTCAATTTTTTTATTTACAACACTATACAGAACATTATGTATTGCAGACATGTCGACCCAGACTTTGGTAGTATAAAAGAAAAAAGAGAAATATCTCGAATATCAACAATAGGCTTGGGCAAACTAAAAGAAGAAGAAAGATTATTGTTCCCTCTTTCAAACATAACGGAATCGATGTTCCTAATGAACATTGAAGAAGAAGATTTAAATGGCGACATTGAGATCATCCCACGTTGTCAACAAATCGTCAGAAAAGCTAAGCTGGAAGAACGCGATGCTTCTTTCGCAATTTGGAAATCTTCTGAAGACAACCATTTCTATTCATTGCATTACACACATTTTATACAGGAAATTAAATGAACAAAGAAAAAATAAAAAGTGAACTGAGAAGACTTCTACAAGCAGAGGAGACGCTTCTAGTCAATTTTGCATTGGATAGTCATTGCACTATAGAGGAGTTGTGTTATATTTCTTCAAAAATATTTGAAATGAGCAATCTCATTTTAAAATTAAAACAAGCATTAAAGGATATGAGAAGATGAAAAATGACATGCTTTGGTCTGATACGAAAAAATGTTCTGGAGTTATAAAGAGAGTACGAGATGGTTTTGCGACTGTCATTTTCTATACTGGTGATCGTGAAATAGTTGATATTTCCGATTATTCATATTGTGATGAAGAAAAAGTTTGGAAAAAAACTTGACAACCATTTCCAAACGTGTTACATTATATATATGAGAACAAACATTGGAGGATAAATGGTTGATCAAATTTACTACAACATGTGGGGTAGCCAAAGCGAAGAGCACAAGGACTACTTTCAAACAATAGGGACTATTGCTAACTGGATTGGTTATGCACTGATAGGTCCGAGACACAAGCCTTACAGGACAGAGATTATGCCACTGTCAAACATAGCAGTGCTTCAAACAAAAGAAAAGTTTGGCTCACCTAGGGTTTACGTCTCATTTAGCAAAGAGACGCATTTGCAAGACGCAAGACACTATAGGCATGTCTACAAGACAGCAATCAAGCTGTTTCCTCAATATGAGAAAGCAATAAGAGATGGTATGGACTACTCAACTTATCTATTTGATACACAAGAGCAATTAGATGAGTACATTGCAACCCAAATTGAATGGGCTGAGAGAGTAAGAGATGGTGGAGATACCAACGAGGATTGGTTCATCGCAAAAATGGACTCAATTAAAGAAAATGAAACTTTTATAAAAAAAGTTTGTCTTTTTACTTGACAACACATCTTAAACATGTTATATTATAAGTATAACAAATGAGGAAAACAAAATGGAACTACTAATCGGAACTGTTCTATTCGTTGTTGGCTTTACCTGGCTTTGGTATTACATCGACGATAGAATTTAAAAAACTTTAAAAAAATACTTGACAAGGTATCAAAACTATGTTATATTATAATAGTCAAACAATATTCTAGGAGGAATTATGACCAACACAAACAACACAAACACTATGACCGTATACACCGGAACTTTTGTAACGCAACGTGGCGAGCAACGAACAATGAACTTCGTTCGCATGTCAGAAGCACCAGATGGGGTATTCCCTATGACCTTGCGTTCACGTAATTTACAACCCGGCTATGAAACCGTGTGGGATATTGATCGTCAACAATACCGCACATTCAACTCCAATACTCAAATTGGATCTATCTCGAGTTCATCTCGTGATGTAAGCATTAGATTGTTTTAGTACTCCTGTTGACTAAGGTTTGCCGCTACCTACCAAAAGGCGGCCTGTTTTTATCGAACCTCCAAGGCTGATAAAAGGTTTTGTGGTCTCCTTTCAAAAGACCACTTTTTTAGCACTCGTAGTTCAGTTGGATAGAACATCTGCCTTCTAAGCAGAGGGTCGCAGGTTCGAATCCTGCCGAGTGTGCCACTTTCTTACGACTATTACTCTTTCATAAGAGAACCTTGGAAGATGAATTCGTGAGATTTGAAATAGGAGGCTGTGTGCTTATTTTTATAATAACTTTGTTGGTTTCGTATGAGGATCCTCAAATCATCGAGAGCGAAATCAAACCACCTCCTCTTTCTTCACCTTATTAGCTCGACTGTACGGTTGCAGATAACTAACGTGGGGCAGGCACTCTATAGCGTTAGAATTGTGGGGTTCAAATCCCTACTCGAGCATAAAATTTCAAAAACCGAAAATCGTCAAAATTTTTTTTGGACACTTTTTTGAGATTATGAAAAAAACTTTAACATTTTACTTGACAAACCTTTTTAAATATGTTATAATATAGTATAACAAAAACGAATTACAAATGGGGGCATGGTTGAAACCCTGCCTACCTTAGTGATAAAACACAATAAAATAAACAAACCATATAGGAGTAAATTATGGCTATCAATATAGAAGCAATGCGAGCGAAGCTCGATCAATCAAAAAACGGTGGAAAATCTACCGGACGTAAGAGTACAATGTGGAAACCAAGTGCTGGTGACCAAAACATTCGTATTTTACCAACAGCGGATGGCGATCCGTTCCGTGAGTTCCACTTTCATTACAATGTAGGAAAGAACCCTGGAATTTACTGCAACAAGCGAAACGATGGTGGTGAATGTGCCATCTGTGATTTCGCATCAAAACTTTGGCGAGAAGGTACTGAAACAGACGATCAGAATCTTAAAAACGAAGCCAAAAAACTATTCGCTCGAAAGCGATACTATTCCCCTGTTCTTGTTCGTGGAAACGAAGCAGATGGTGTAAAAATATGGGCATATGGTAAAACAGCTTATGAAACCCTCTTGGGCTATGTATTGGATCCGGACTATGGTGACATCACAGATGCTGAAGTAGGAACTGACATTAAGTTGACTTATTCTATCCCTGGAACACCTGGTTCTTTCCCTAAGACAGTGTTACAGCCTCGACGTCGCCCATCTATTTTGTGCGATGACAGTGTTGCTGACTGTCAACAGTTGTTAGATTCTGTTCCTGACATTGATAATTTGTTTGATGTTAAGACTACAGAAGAAATTCAGGCTTTGCTGGATGGTTACTTGTCCTCCGACACTTCAGCAGAGTCTTCTTCTAATGAGACACAACAATATAACAAAAAAACAGGTGAGAGTGTTGACAAAGCATTCGCTGCTTTCATGAGCGAAGACTGATATATACTCCTGTGTTGTTTAGGGAACTGCCGCCCGCCCTTGGTTGCTAAAGGGGCGGCTTTTTTTATTTAAAGGAGACGATATGTTGTGGAAAAGAAATGTCGACAGTAATATAAAATCTGTTGAACTAAGAAGTAGTCCAGTTATCATCAGAGTTAATAAGTTTGATGAAAAATCAGCGAAGGAATTCGCAGAAAAAATAGCCTCAGCGCATAATACCGGCCAATCTGTCATTCCGGTAATCATTGATTCGTATGGAGGTCAAGTTTATTCTCTCATGAGTATGATTGCCTCTATTAAGAACTCTGAATTACCAGTGGCTACCATAGTGGAAGGAAAGGCTATGAGTTGTGGAGTTATCCTGTTTTCTTGTGGAACAGAAGGATATCGCTACATAACAGAGGACGCAACCTTGATGATCCACGATGTAAGTTCTGCTTCATGGGGCAAGAACTCGGAGATCCAAGCTAGCGCAGAAGAAGTTAAGCGTTTGAATGAGAAGATTTACAAGATCTTATCAGCGAATTCGAACAAATCAGAGAAATGGTTTAACAAACAGTTAAATGAGAAGGGTCGAGCTGACTGGTTCATTGAATCCAAAGAAGCTATTGACCTTGGACTTGCCGACAAAATTGGTATGCCAAAATTAGAAATAAATATAAAATTAGACATAAACTTACAGGAGGTAACATGAGGTTACTATTATTAATGCTCTTCGCTTGCGGAGAGAAAGAGGTTGCAACAGATGCAACTACGACAACTAACGTTGTCGAGACACAAACTTTGGAGATAACAGATGAAAAAAATACAGACGCTTCAGTCGAAGTTACTAAAGATGTTACTGTTAGCACATCTGGAGAATCTAAAACAGAAGTCACAACGACTTCAACCCAAACTACTAATACAAACGAAGGAGTAACAAATGATTAGTTTATTAATGACAATGTTCTTGGCCTGCGGCGACAAAGAAGAAGAACAAGATACGGCCGTAGACGCTGAAGAGACAACCGAAGAAACCTCTGAAGAAGCAGAAGACACCGCTCTCGAAGGTTCCGAAGAGGAAACTGAGGAAGGTTCTGAAGAAGGTGAAGAGTAATGACTAAAGCAGGTAAGATTGACATTAGTTCTATGAAGAAGTTCATCAATAAAAAAGTTGGACTGAACATAGCACACAACCT